GACTCCCTGAACGTTTCGCCGAACAGCTCCTCAACAATCGTCGTTCGCGCCGCTCGTGCGGGCCGCGCCGTTCGTCGGCGCATAGGAATGCGAACGCGTTGGGGGGAGGTTCGGCCGAGCGCTCAGGGCTGGGTCTTGCCGGACGGCCAGCGCATCTCGGCCGCGCTGGCCGCGAGGCGTGCTGCCATGAAGCGGCAAGTTGCGGGGCTGTTCGCATGAGCCGCGATGTGTGCATGGTCGGCGACATAGAACAGTCTGTCGTTGACTACGCGCTCGGACACGTTCCCATGTGGGTCGTGAATGTGGGCTATGCGAAGGTCGCCTTTCGCGTTCCGCACGCGGGCGAATACTTCTACGACCCGTTCTCGGATCGCGTCCTGCGCGCTGACATACCGGAAGAGAAACCCTACGTGATCCTCGACTACAGCGGGAGTGAATAATGGGCTTCCTCTACAAGCTCGACTTCGCTTCGGGGAAAAGCTATGTCGGGATCACGAACGGCACGATGGATCGGCGGCTGCGGAACCACAAGAAGAAACTTCAGCAGGACTACGATCTTGCTCTGTATCGAGCGTGGCGCAAGTACGGGGAGCCGCGGGTCACCGTGCTGGCGATGGCGGACAAGGATTATCTGCTTGAACTCGAACCGAAAGCCATCGTTGCGTATGGAACACGGGTCCCAACCGGCTACAACCTGACGGCCGGTGGTCTGCCTGCGATGCTTTGGCATTCGCAGGAGACGCGAGACAAAATCGGGGCGGCCGGGAAGGGCCGCATAGTCTCTGCTGAGACGCGAGCGAAACATTCTGCCGCCATGCTTGGGCGTTCTGTATCGCCGGAAGCACGCGCGAAGATTTCGGCAGCCCACGCGGGGAAGACGCTTTCTGAAGAGCACTGCGCGAAACTGTCCGAGGCGCACATGGGGCAGAGTCGACCGTGCTCGCCCGAGACTCGGATAAAGATTTCAGAATCGAACGTGGGCAGGGGCTTCACGCCCCGTCAGCGCGCCGGTTTGTTGGCCGCCAATCTCGGGCGCAAGTGGGAACCGGATGCTATCGCAATGCGAAAGGTAGCAATAGCCGCGGGCCGTTCCCGTGCGAAAGAGATGCGTAATGCGATGGCGATGGTTATGGAGGGGGCGCGCTAAATGAGTTTCATGGACACGGCCTCGTCTTGGGTTTCCAAGTTTCTCGGCGTTGAGGGTACTTCTGATTCTCCGGCCGTACTAGATCCCGATGCGCCCACGGCCCCGGATATTGATGACATACTCAACGGCTACAAGGAAGATCTCACGCGCCAAAATCTCACCACACTCGGTCGAGATTTTTCGCCCGACGAGATTAAGAACTATCGCCATCGTGCGCGCTATGGCGACCCGAGATTCTTGTATAGTTTTTACGACGAGTGTCTCAGGCTGGGTCCTGGCACACAGAAGCAACTCTCCATCGAGGCGATGAAGGCCGCCATGCCGCAGTTCGTCACCAGCCCCGAAGACTGGGACGACGACTCCAACGTACCGATCGATGCGGACCCGGTCGATGTCGCGAACGCTCGCGCTGCGCGGGATTATCTACAGGACACGCTGACCCCGCACCTCGCAGACCTCATCCAGATCCACGGCAACGTCCACTTCTACGGCATCGCCGACTCCAAAATCGTCCTCAACCCGCGCGGAAACAGCGGCCAGTGGGATGCCATCGCTGACATATCCGAGGTCCCCGCGCGCCGACACCGCCTCGATGTCGTCACGCACGAGTGGATGCTCATGCCGTCCCCTGACTCGTGGGAAGGCGTCCCGATCTCGCAGCTTCTCCTCCAGCCCGACCAGGGCACGGAGGGCCTGTTCTTCACCGAGATCGGGGCTGGCTCCGAACACCTCGATCAGCGCGGCCTCATGTTCCGTTGCATCGTCCCGTGGGGCATCGAACAGTACACCGTCCGCTGGCGCGCGAAATACATCGAGCTCTTCGGCATCCCGCCGCGGTATGCACTGGTCGACTTCGCCCACCCCAACCGCGTCGCAGAGGCGACCAAGGGCCTGAAGCGCATGGGCGCCAACTCTTACGGCGTCTTCCAGCTCGGGACAGAAGTGAAACTCCTCGAGGCGCACACCGCCGGCAACAACGACCCGTTCGAGGCGCAGCTCGACTGGTGTCAGCGCCAGTACGACAGCGCCATCCTCGGCCACTCTCAGATGACCGGCGTCCAGAAGGGCGTCGGCGGCAAGATGCAGGGTTCGCAAGCCACGCAGCAGTTCGAGGATGTCACCAACTCTCGCCTCCGCACCCTGTCTGCCGCGATGTCGAACACACTCGGGAAGACCCTCGTCGCCCGCAACTTCAGTCTAAAGATCGCCGACCTGCATGCACCCTCCATCAAGCTCCGCTTCGCAGACAGAGACGACCCGGAAACGCTCAGTAAGGTTGCGCTAGTTCTCCAGCAGGCCGGAGCAGGGGAAATGGTCGGCGTCGAAGACCTCGTCCGCCGCTGTACGCTTCGTCTTGCGGTGGGCGACGAAAAAAACCTGGGTGCGCCGAGGGCGGCAGCCGGTGGTGCATCTGGATCGTCTTCGTTCCCGGCGGCGGCGATGACTGGCGAAAACAGGCAGATGCTAACGGCAATTGGAAACGCCGACTCGAAAGAATATCGCGCTATCCGGGCCATCGTTGCTCAGTATGTTGAGTCCGAAAAGAAAAGAGCCCTGGAATACGGGAAGCGTCGCCTTCGGGCCGCGAAGGTAGCTAAGTAGATGGGTGCTCTCTACGCGCTCGAATTCTCATCCGGGAAACGCTATATTGGCATCACCAGAGGCCAGATTCCAAACAGGCTTCGACAGCATCGAAGCAAGGTTTCGTGCGGAAGCGACAGCGCCGTTCATTCTGCATGGAGAAAATACGGCGAGCCAAAGGCCAAGATTCTGGTAATCGCGGACATGCCGTTACTGAAGCATCTCGAACCGCTTGCCATAGGTTCTTACCGCACACTTGCTCCGCACGGCTACAACCTCACAACCGGCGGAGAGCATCCTCCTCTAAGCAAAGAGACTCGCGCCAAGATTTCCGCCGCCCACGTCGGCATGAAACACACGCCAGCTACTAGAATAAAGATGTCTCTTGCGAAGGCAGGCTCCCACCCGAATGTGCCTGCGGATGTGCGCGCCAAGCGGTCCGAGGTGATGATCGGCAATCAACTTGCTGCCGGTCAGAAATGGAGCCCGGAAAAGTTTACGATGATGACGGAGCTGATGAAGGGAAATCAGTACTGGCGATTGGCGAAGCATACCGAAGAGTCAAATGCTAAGAGGTCGGCGGCGCTTACCGGCATCAAGCGTAGTGACGAAACGAAGACGAAAATGTCGGAAGGCCAGAAGCGCGTGTGGGAGACAAGGTCTCGTGAGGCGCCGTGGCTTCTCGGAAATACTTTTGCGCTTGGTCGTCATCATTCGGAAGAGGCAAAGGCGAAAATATCCGCCGCTCGCTCTCGCAAACAGGCGACGGTATGAGTCGCCATTCTTATCGGAACCTAGGGTTGACCGTCGAGCGTCTCCGGGCGCAGACGCCGACCGCGAGTGTCGCCGGCAATCGGCATTCATATCGCAATCTCGCGGAGACACTTAACGTACTAGAAAATCCCCGCCCGCTACTTCATCTTGTCCCGCAACCAGCGGCACCGCGATCGACCGCGAGCGAAGACGAAAAGTTTACGACCGATCCGGTCGAGGCGCGCCGGGTTGCCAAGATCCTGGCCGTCCTTTTCGCTCAGGCTGCCGCGAATGCGCCCATCACTGCATCCATTCGGGCGAAGCTGGGGATCACGGACGAAGACGTGAATGCTATCTCCGAGAAAATCGGGCGAGACCGCGCTGCTGAAATAATGGGCCTTCAATGGGACGGAGAGAATCTCGTCCCCGATCCGAACGCCGAGAAGGCCATCACAACCACAACCGAAAACGATGTAAATGAAACGGTCGATGCCGCCGTTACTGCGGCCGCCGCGCCGCTCGAGCCCGGAGACACTTGGGCACCAGGACAGGGGCCGAACGATACGCCCGCCGCGGACACGGGCCTGAGCGATGACGAGGAACTTGCGCTCGCAATTGCGGCACTCTATGTCTTCAGCCAATACCGGCCCGACGCCGTAGCAGACTATGAGACTGCAAATAGCCAGAATGTAATGGCCCTGACTGCCTACGCGGCGGCTGGCGTGACGGATGTACTTGTGACCGACGGCGAGCTGGACGATTTCCCGTGTATCGAGGCCAACGGCCAGACATGGAGTATTGAACAAGCATTGGCAAATCCCCTGGAACATAAAAATTGTCAAAGGCAATTTTGGCCCCTCGGCGCCGACGGCATGCAGCTCGCGGCCAAGCGTTCGCGTCGCATCGCACCGCTTTCCTTCACGCCCACCCCACAGGAGGGCAGCTAAATGACTCTTCCGATCCGCGACACACTCTCCCGCGCTGCGCTCCTCTTCCGCACCCTCGAGCGCCAGGCGTGCGAAGCGAAACCAAAGAACCCATTCACAGAATGTGAGGCAGCGCTTATGAATGTGCTTAAGAATCAGAAGCTCGACGGCGGCGAGTCGTCTAACTTCCAGCCGAAAACAACCGAAGAGGTCAAGGACCCTGCTGGCAAGGGCTTCGCGGCTGGTCCGCTCCAGACCCGCTTCCCGATACTCGGGCCGAACGGCGAGGTCATCGGCTACACGTTCGCGGACGGCATGCCGCCCGGAATGCCGCCGGAGCTCACCGACCAGAAGGTTGCCGCCGACGAGTGTCCGGTCGGGGGCTGTACCGCCCCCATGCCGCACACGCACTCGGAGGACGGCACGATCGCGCAGAAGGCGTGTGACAAGACCCAGGCCGCGGCCAGCACCGGTTCCGAGCAGCTCTACTCCGAGGACCAGCCGCGCGACGACCAGGGTCGCTTCGCATCTGTCGGCGGCGGCGAGACCGCATCGACCGCCGCGCAGCACGGGCTGGCGAGCTCTACGCACAACGCTGTCGCGAAGGCCGCGCTCCGCGCCGGCTACCAGCAGATCGCGAACGCGCACTATGCGGCTGCGGATGCGCACAACGTCGCCTTCGATGCACATTTGGACGGAACCGACAAGGCGAGGATGGCGGCCACGACCTCGAAGGCGCAGGAACTCTCCAAGGTCGCGAACGTCATGGGGCAGCACGCGAGCTATGCGACGCCCGGCGCGAAAGCGACCGAGTCCGCACCGCTGAATCCCGCGTTCGGCATGGGCCGAGAGGAATACAACTATCGCAAGGCTGCGGCCCTCGCCGCATCCCGCCAGCACCTCGACAGCCTCGTGATGCAGTCCGCGGCCGTCGCGCACATCGAAGTCGAAGGGCCAGCAGACGACGCCGAGCTTCCGCAGTCGCTACGCGGCAAGGGTCTTATTCGCGGCCGACCTGTGGCACTTTGGCCGATCGGCAAGTCTACGGCGCGCGACGGCCGCATTTTCGTCGTCGATCACCGCGCCGTCGCCTCACTCCTCGCGGACGGCAACGGAGGCGGACAGCCCGTCCCCTTTACCTACTCGCACGAGAACGCCGAAGCGGACGCGGGTATGGCCTCCAAGAACAGCGGCTATATGACCCACTTCTCGGCGGACAAGGACTTCATCTACGCCGACAAGATGTATTGGACCGCGGCCGCCGCGAAGGACATCGCGAGCGGCGAGCGCGGTTTCGTTTCGCCCGATGCGTACTGTCAGCCGCTCGACCCGAAGACGCTGGAGCCGATCCAGCAGGGCGCGCGGACCAACACGTACCTGCCGCTCTACTGGCGGGCAGCGTCGCTCGTGCCGGTCCCGGCACTCGCGAACCTGCCGCCCGCGTCGCTCACGACGCAGGTAAGCGCAGACGAACTTCTCCTCCAGGCCCTCGCCCCAGTCCCGCCCCAATTCGCAAAGAAGAAGGGAATGCCGCCTCCGCACTCGACCAACCATCCCCCGAAACCGCCGCTCCCGA